GCACCGGCAGCACCAGCCTTTTGAGCATCCGCCTGGGCGGCAGCAAACTCACGGTCGAATCCAGCAAACGGGCTGCCCATATTCTGAACGGCCTGCTCAAACGTGTCGGCCGCAGATTGCCCGTACATCTCGCCCATCTGAAACGCACCGTCGGCCATTTCGCGTGCACCGCGACTGCCTTCGGCAAGCGACGCCTGCAGGTCGCCGAACCCGGCCGCACCGGCCAAGTCCGCCATCGACTTCATAACGCGAGACACGCCCTGCAGGATCAGGCCAAACAACTCGCTAAACATCTGGCCGATCTGCGAGCCAAGGGCGACGAACACCTGAAACACGCCGGTCAGGAGCGTGACGGCACCAACGACCATGCGGATGCTGACCACCAGGCCGTCCGCCAGAGTCTTCGCAATAGTCCAGCCCTTGGTGTTCTCGGCGAAGAACTTGACGATCAGGTTGGACGCTGCGGTGATAGCCGGCGCCAGCTGGGCCAAGAACTGATTGACGAAGCCCTGCATCGGCAGAGCCAGCCGGCCAATCGCATCGCCCATGGCTTCGATGGCCGCAATCTGCGGGCCGGTCATCTTCACGCCCAGGTCGGTGAGCAACCGATCCATCTCGCGGAACGCCTGTCCTCCTTGCCGCAGGAAGTTGAGCATCCCCTGGCCGCTGCGGCCGAAGATGTCGATGGCCGCTGCGGCCTGCATGTGCGGCGGCAGGGCTGCAATGCGGTCGGCAATTACCGCCAACTGTTCGGTCGTGCTGAGCCCAGCCAGATCGTCCATCGTCAGGCCGAGTTGAGCGAATGCCTTGGCCGCAGCTGGCGTGCCTTGGGACAACTCGCCGACCATTCGAGCGGTACGACGCAGGCCGGTGGTGAGCAGCTGCTGACTCACGCCCGACTCGGCAGCCACCTGCTGCATCACCTGCAATTCACCAGCCGCCACGCCCAACTCTTGCGAGAGATTGTGCAGGGCTTCCGCAGATCGCGTCGCTGAAGTCAGGGCGGCAACCGCTCCAGCCAGAGTGGCGAACCCGCCCACCACCGGCATCAGCATCGGCATCATTCCGCCAAGCGTTCCGCTCAAGGCAGAAAGCCCGCCGACGCTCTTCTGAAATCCCTTCAGCTGCCGCCCGGCCTTGGACAACCCAGCAGTGAGCCCGCCCGTGCTGGCGGTGATGCTGACGTTTACGCGACCGAAATTGTTGGCCATGGCTTATCTCGGGATCGCGTTGAGCGTGGCGAGGATCTGATCTGGTGTCTGTGCCCGCTTCGGAACCGGCAGGAACTCCTCTGGCTTCTTGACGGGCTGCCGCTTGCCTCGGTTTGCGTTGTATCTCTGAGCAATCGCCACGGCGTCTCTGAGCCACTCGTCACCCCACGGCTCGAGCAGGTAGTAGCCCATCCAGCCGTACAACTGATCGACGCTCATCTCGTCGGCCAGCCGCTCTACGTCCCAGATGCCGAGCTTCAAGGCCAGCCGGTACAGGAACGCGAGCACCGGCTGCCGTTCTATTTTCCCGCCGCCTCCTCCACTGCATTGCCGCCGATGCCGTTCAGTTTGAATCCCGCATCGACGATGGCCTGCACGATGTCCGTGTCGAGCTCGCCAATCCAGTCGGCGTCGGCATCATCAAACATCCGCGTGCCGTCTTCGTTCACCACCACCATGGCGACGAATCGTGCCCGCACGTTGTCCAGATTGACGCCGCCAACCTTGCCGCCGGTCACGATCTGCTCGAAGCGGTCGCGGTCTTTAGCAGAGAACTTGGCGACGTAGATGGTGCCGCCAAGTTCTGGAACGTCTAACGCCACGCGGGGCCGAACGCCACGCTTGGCTTTGATCTGCTCACGGGTAAGAGCCACTGTCCGCGCCTCCTGTCAGCACTAGCTCGGCAGCGTGCCACTGAGCTTGATGGTGAGCGTGCCGCTCATCATGTCTTCCATCTGGGCACCAGCCTCGAAGCCGGTGGCATAGCCGAAGGCGCTCCAGAGCGTGGTGGTCGTGCCTCCACTGGCCCAGTAGACGTTGACGGTCTGGTTGGTCGCCACGTTCGCCATGTCGGCCGTCGGCTTCACGGCCGGGTCGAAGAGCACCTCGACCGACAGCTCGCCGGGATCGTAGATGGAACTTGCCACGAACTCCTTGGCAGACGATGTCATGTGCGTTGCATCGGCAACGGCACGCGAAACGCCGCCGTGATTGACGCCGGTGATCTTGAAGCCGGTCGCCGTGTGCAGCGCCGTCCCGAACGACACAAACGTGCCCTGACCGATATCGACTGCCATGGCTTTCTCAAGCCTCCGTGAAGGTGATCTCTACTGACAAATCCGTGCGGTAGATGGGGAGTTGCTCCCCGTTGTTTGGCGGCTCCTGCGTGTCATCGTCGCTCTTGACGACGGCCAGCCGAATGCTGCCTGTTACCTTGAATTGTAGGGCGAGTCGAATGGCTCGGGCGAGGTTTCGCACGCCCACGAGCGAGTCACCGATCGCCGAGATTGTGAACATCGCACGCGTGATTCCCGTCATGCCCTGCATGTGCATGAACGGCCCTCGGCCAGTGTTCTCGCGCTGGTACACGATGCACGGCAGGTCGGCCCCCTGCGGAGCCTGGACGGCATAGATACGCCCGCCAACCAGCATGGCAATGTCGGCATCTGCCGCCAGCAGCTGCACGAGCGATTCGTCGATGTGGGTGGTCGTGGGCATTACTTCTTGCCGTACATCTTGCGAATGGCTTGCCGCTCGGCCTCGGAAATCGCCTTGCCGAGAGCCCCGTCAAGCTTGCCGATAAGCCGTTGCTTGATCTGCGGCAGGTTGGCGTCGGCCCATCGCTTGAACTTGTCGCTCGCTGGCATGCCTTTGACCTGGCCGAAGAAGATCATGCCGCCTTCGTTGCCACCGATACGGGCCACCTTGCCACGCAGATACGGGTACTTGGCCGCGTTCGCCATCGGCACCTTGAGCACGTAGTCCTTGGGCTGCCGGTACTTCGTGCCGTTCTCCACCCACCAGGCGTGGAATCCCTTTTCCGAATTGTTCCCGCCACGCTTGGAGCGGTAGCCCAGGATGCCGACGGCCGTGGCGTTTCGCTTCTTCTTCTCAACCTTCACACCGACACTGCGTCGGAGGTTGCCGGTCGGGCCTCGAGGCGTCAATGCCTTGATTTCTGGAATCTCGTCTTTCGCAGCCTCGCGGACGGCAGCCCCGAGGTACTTCTTCTGGATGCTGCTGGGCAGGATGGCGAATCCCTTCAGGATCTCTTCGACGCCTTCCACAGTCATGTCGGTACGCATCAGTCCACGACCTCCGACACCAGGAGCTCGTGTTCCTCGCGGCGTCCACGCTCGACGGCCGACATGATTTCAAACGTGCGGCCCTCGGCCACCACCCGCATTTTCGGCTTGAGCCCGCTGGTGTACCGCATGCGGATGCGATGCGTGACCACGCCTTCGTTGGCCATGGCACTGACGGCTTCGCTGCCCGACAGCGGCAGCAGTGCGATCCACCGCTGAGCGAATGCGGACCACGTCAGCTCCGGCTCGCCGATGCTGTTGGTGCTCTCCGTAGGTGTCTGCACCTCGGCAAGCTTGTCCATGAGTCCAGAGCGAAGCATGGCCTACGCTCCGTAGATGACGAGCGTGTACGAAGCCGTGCCCGAGTAGGCAGAGACGTTGAACCCGGCCGTGCCACCAGATCGAGAATCGCAGATCGCCACGCGGCCGCCACCGGAAATGGCCACACCGGCCCCGGCCGCTTCGCTGCACACGGCAGCCGAAGAAGCCGCGAACGCGAACCGGCTTACGCTGGCAAACGACACGGCCGAGCCGCTGGAGTCCTTGTAGGCACTGGGAGCCACGGCGATTGCCACCGCTGCCGTCCCGCACGTACCAGAGAGCAAGGCCACCTTGCCGCTGCTGTAGGCGTCGGTGCTGGTCAGTGCGAGCCGCTTGAGCGACTGCACGCCGGTGCCGGCGGCCGAGTCCGAAAACGCCACGTCGATGGCAATGCGACCTTCAAGGCTCATGCGTACTGCTTCCAGCGTAGTGGCGAGAGCAGAGCCGACACGGCGAACTCAAGCTCCTTGGAAATGCTGCCCACAAGCACCGACTCGCGGTTGGCATACCAGTGCCCCACCAGCATCTTGATGGCGTGCACGGCCGGCTTCGGCACGTTGGCGGCCCCGCCGTAGCCGGCGAGGTAGGTGATCTGCACGGCCTTGTCATCCAGCCGCACGTTGGGCCAGTCCTCGAGGTACAGCGGGTAGGCCAAGGCAGGAACGTGGTCGCGGTCTACGCGGAACTGCTGCGTTCCAGACTGCGACCACGTGAGGGTCTGTGTGGTGCCGGCTGAATC